ACTTATGGTAGTACATACTTTGATGGTACTGGGGATTACTTAACTGTTCCGGGTACAAATATAACTAATATTTTTACAGGCGATTTTACTATTGAAGCATGGTTATATCCAACTGCTGCTTTTAGTTCTTCTTGGGTTACGTCTGATGGTGGTTTTACAGACATTCCAGTAATGATTTGTAACGCATCTCCAACTTCATCAAATTATTTTTGGGCATTTGGTCCTAGTAGTACCGGCACTGTTAGATTTATTACTAGTTCTATATATTTTAACACAGTAACCTCAACTGCAACATGCACTGTTAATGCTTGGAATCACCTAGCACTTGTTAAAATTGGCACTACATATAAAATTTATGTAAATGGCGTAGGAACTGCAGGTACTACTATAACTACTTCGCCTGGAACAGCTTTTTCAGATGCTGCAGGTATTTCTATTGGCGCAAACAATGGAAAATATATTACCGGATATCTAAGTAATGCTAGGATTGTTAAAGGCACCGCAGTCTACACCGCAAACTTCACACCACCAACTGCACCACTAACCGCAGTAGCAAACACAAGTTTACTAACACTACAATATAACGGTGGTGCAACTAATCAAGGTATTATAGATAACAGTAATTTCAATAACATCGTCACAAGATTTGGCAACACAAGTCAAGGTACTTTTAGTCCGTATAGTGTAACGGGTTGGAGTAATTATTTTGATGGTACTGGTGATAAGTTATCTATACCATCTCCAACTACAGGCTTTTCTTTTGGTACAGGAGAATTTACAATTGAAATGTGGGTATATAAAACTGTTGCTAGTAATGCGGCTTTACTAGATGCAAGAAGTTCAGCAACCGCATCGCCTTGGAGCCTTGCTATAGACGGTAGTAATTTCCCTTATTTCTATGACGGTGCCACTTACACCTCATCTGTGGCTGTTACCTTAAATTCATGGAGTCATGTATCAGTAGTAAGAACTTCAGGAGTTTTAAAAATATTTGTTAATGGAGTACAAGGATACTCAGCATCGTATGCTACAAATTTAGACAGAACTGCTGGATTAGTTATTGGAGATACTGTTCATGCGGCTGCACCTTTGTTAGCTTATATTTCCAATCTTCGCATTGTAAAAGGTACAGCAGTATACATCTCAGCATTCACACCAAGCACAACTCCATTAACAGCAATAGCAAACACAAGTTTATTAACTTGCCAATCAAATAGATTGATTGACAACTCACCTAATAGTTTTACATTAACTAGAGCAGGCGATGTATCAGTACAAGCCTTTGATCCATTCGGTAGCGTACCTGAAGCAGTGCCAATAAGTTATAGCAATTATTTTGATGGTACTGGGGATTATTTAACTGTATCCGGAACAGCTATAAGTTTTGGCACAGCTGCCTACACTATTGAATTTTGGATTTATCGCACGGCGGCACCCGGACTAACTAGATTGTTTGAACGTGGGACTGGTGGAACTGATTTTAGTATGGATTTATCATCAGTAGGTGTACTCACAATTAATAATAACACAACTATTTCTGGTAGTACTTGTACAACATCAATACCTCTTAACACTTGGACTCACATTGCCTTAGTAAGAACATCAACTTCTGCCAGTGGTACAGCTTGGTATATAAATGGAGTTGCTTCGGGAACATTTACACATAGCACAAACATAGCTTCCGGTGGAACTTTATATATTACAACTGGTGGCTTAACCGGTCATCTGTCTAACTTGAGATTTTTAAACGGCACAGCATTATATACCACAGCATTCACACCAAGTACAACACCACTAACAGCAATAGCAAACACAAGTTTATTAACATGTCAATCAACAGGAATGATTGACAATTCAACAAACAACTTTGCAATAACTGGTGTTGGTGATACTAAACCAGTAATATTCAACCCGTTCGGATACACAGCACAAAGTGCAACAAGTTATACTCCAAGTTTACATGGTGGTAGTGCATACTTTGATGGTACTGGTGATAGATTAACAGTGCCTGACAATACGGCATTAGAGTCATTTAAAGATTTTACTATAGAATTCTGGGTTTATTATAATTCTGTTGCAGGAAGTCAAGTGATTGTCGATAAAGGATGGAATGATGCTACATTTGCACCTTATATGATATATACTACTGGTGGAAACATACTTGTTTATTCAAGTTCTACTGGAGGTAGTTGGGACGTATTGTCTGGAAACTCTTGGGGTGCCGTGGTTCCTGGTACCTGGTATCATATAGCATTGTCAAGAAGTGGAAGTTCTATAAGACTATTCAAAAATGGTGCTTTGATGACAACAGTCACAAACAGTTCTATATTACACAATAGTGCTTCAGTATTAGGCATAGGTGCAAGTCCGGCAGCTGGGGGTATGCCATTAAATGGTTACATTTCCGACCTTCGTATGGTTCATACCGCAGTCTATACCGCAGCATTCATCCCACCTACTTCATCACTTACACCAATAACAAACACAAGTTTATTGTTAAACTTCAACAACGGTGGTATCATTGACCAACACGGTACTAATGTATTAGAAACAGTTGGTAATGCACAATTAAGTACCGCAGTTAAGAAGTATAACAATGCCAGTATGTATTTTGATGGTACTGGTGATTATTTAACCACACCGGCAAAAGACTCTTTATCATTTGGAACAGGTGACTTTACGGTTGAAGCGTGGGTGTATTTTGCCAGCATAGCAGCAGACCGAGGTATTTTAGGATCGAGTGGTGTCGGCGGATATGATTTTGTTTGGAGAACTTCAAATGGATTGAATATTGGTAGAATTAATACGGCATTTGATAACTCATTTGCGTTCACTCCTGTTGTTAATACTTGGTACCATATAGCATACTCTCGTTCAGGGACAAGTTTGCGAGCATTTGTGGATGGAACACAAGTTGGTACAACAGCGACAAACTCAACCGCCTATAATTCAGTAACAGCAGTAATAGTTGGAGGTTCAACCACATCAGACAGACTGATGAATGGTTACATAGACGACCTAAGAATCACTAAGGGATATGCACGTTATACTAGTAACTTTACTCCACCAAGTGCTTTGATAACTAAGTAAAATATGTATCTGGATTGTGTGTGGAAGTTACAAAACCTGAAGCATAAATATCCTTATAGGGGGATATAATGGCGAAAACAATCACAACAAGAACGGCATTCAAAGATTATTGCCTGCGTAGACTGGGGTTTCCTGTAATTGAAATCAACGTTGATGACGACCAGGTGGAAGACCGTATTGACGATGCATTACAATACTGGCAAGATTATCATTTTGATGGTCTACAAAAAGTCTATTACATTAAAAAGATAGACCAGACAGACATTAATAATAAGTATCTGAACCTGTCTGAAGCTAAAGATTCATCAAACAATGCATTACAAATTGCTGGTATCACCAGAATATTCCCTATTTCCGATTCACATTCTCAAGTCAATATGTTTGATTTGAGATATCAACTCCGTTTGAATGAGTTGTATGACTTTACCTCCGCTTCATACATTAACTATACGTTGACACTACAACACTTACGTATGTTGGAACAACTGTTTACTGGTGAAGTTCCTATTAGATTCCAGAGACACATGCAAAGACTCTATATTGATTGGGGTTGGGGTAGAACCGAAGCACCAGTCGGTACAACAGTCATTGCAGAATGTTATGCGGTGATTGATCCTGATGTGTATACACAGGCCTGGAATGACCGTTGGTTGAAAGAATATGCAACAGCACTTATCAAACGTTCTTGGGGCAATAACCTTAAAAAGTTTGAAGGCATTCAATTACCAGGTGGTGTCAAATTAAATGGTGACAAAATCTATAGTGAAGCCAAAGAAGAAATAGATGCATTACATTTAGAAATTGGTGACAAGTACGGTGCACCACTAGAAATGTTCATGAACTAATATGGCAACCTCGGTTTATTTCAATAACTATAACTCTCTTGCTGAGCAAAGGGTAATTGAGGACTTGATTGTTGAGTCAATCAAGATTATGGGTTTTGACGCCTACTATTTACCTATTGAAAATGAAACCGATAGAGACATTTTATATGGTGAGGATCCAATTAAACGATTCAGTGCGGCCTTTCCAATTGAGTTCTATCTATCTAGTTCGATGGAATATGGAGGTGAGAAAGAATTCTTTTCTAAGTTTGGCCTTGAGATTAAAAACACTGTCAACATTATTCTTTCAAAGCGTTCTTTCTCTCAACGTGTACCACAAGATATATTCACAAGACCAAGAGAAGGTGATTTAATTTATGTACCGTTCTTAAATGGTACTGGTGAATTGTTTGAAATTAAATTTACAAATCAAACTAAAGATTTCTTTATGTTAGGCCGCAAGATACCATTCTTCTATGAATTAGAACTAGAGAAATTCAAGTACTCACAAGAAGTTATCGACACTGGTGTGGAAGACATTGATGATGTAATGATTCAATCAAGTTACACACTAGACTTGACTACTGGTACTGGAACTGGAACATATGAACCTAGAGAAATTGTATTCCAATCTACAGATAATACACAAGCAAATGCATGGGTCGTGGCTTTAGTACAAGAATGGATCAAACCAGATGACTCACTAAAAGTCACAAATATTGCAGGTGAATTCCGTGACAACGTTGCAATCATTGGTGCAACAAGTAATGCAAGATACTATTTGGCATCTTATGATCCGTTGAAAGATAGTACAAGAAATGAAGCCTACGATAATGCATATTTGTTTGATACAGCCAATAACATTATTGACTTCACAGAAACCAATCCATTTGGAAGAATATAATGTCAACATATAACCGTGTCATAAGAAAATTGGTTGTTGGATTTGGTAATCTGTTTGATAACATTACCTTGTATAGATTTAAACCAGACCTTACCGAATCAGAAAGATTTATTGTTCCTATTGCATATGCAAGTAAAGAACGTTATGTCATGCGGCTTGAAGAAGATTTGAATTTGGATAAAAAGGTACAGATGACACTACCA